CGTAGACAATACCTTTGAGTGCTTCCCTCTAATGGAGTACCTTAATGAGGAAGTCCGCCCTTCGGGCGGCATTGAGGGTTTGGTCCGAGAGGTGGTTGACCCTTTATTGGGCACATCTCCCCTGTCCTACCTCGCGCTATCCCTGGCCCTTTTGGTGCTGGGGGCTGCTTTGCTGATGGGAGGGAGCCTGAATGCGTGGCTTTCGAAAGGAGGCTACGCTGGGTATCAGGTGTGGGGCTACACCGCGTTTTACGTGGTTGCCCGCGTGCTTGCTGGCTCCCTCGCCAGCGCGTGCCTTGTGCACGCTGTGGCTGTGCGCACGGCTGGAAAGGGTTTCTGGGTTGCCGTTGAGGCGACTGTCGGAGTGTTGTTGCTGTACACGCACGGAGCCTTTGCTTATTGGCTGCTTATGCGCGCTATGCGCGTTGCTAAATGGCTTAGCGAGTGTGAGATCGGCTTCACTGGCAGTGACTTCAGCCAAATCCCGGTGAAGTCGGGCAACGTGGTCACCTTCTCTAAGGAGGTGGTCGCTCCGGTGGTGAACGTGCCGGCACATAAGTTTGAGGTGGCCACCAGCAATGGCGTGCACGTCCTCAGCAAACCCCCGAAGAACCTAGTGCTTCTGGGGGAGGCCGGTAAGAGTCAGTTTCTGGGCATGGGGTCTTTGTGCACCATGCGAAGCCCTTTGTATAAGAAAGGAAACACCACCTATGGGGGTGTGGAGAAGACGTATCTGGTGTGTTCATTGCATCAGTTCGAAAACCTTCCCCCCAGGGCCGATACGAGCGCAGTGGTGATCTACACGCTCATACCAGGCTCGGATGCGCTCAAGCAGCAGAGCGTGGTCCTTCCCTTAGCCTTCCGTAGCGCGGGCCGTGACATGTTGTTTTTCGACATGTCCGGCCAAGCGGGCCTTGACACCCAGTCTTTGCTGGGTTTACAGTCGCTTCCAGTAGGGGCATGTAAAGCCTTGGGCCAAACCAAGGTGTACTCCCTGAAGAACGGCGAGTTAGGGCAGTCGGTGGGCAGTTGTGAGCTGCTGTACAATCATAGTCTGATGCACAGCAGCACCACGTACCCCGGTAGTAGCGGCTCGCCGATCGTTATGACGATTGGCACTAAGAGCTACACCATCGGGGTACACACGGACGGTTGCGAGACCATGGCCGTGAACTTCGGAAGCCTAATACCCGACCTGGCTCCCCCGAGGGGTAAAAGCGGAGTCGAGAATGTATCCGCGAAGAACAAGGCTGGCCCTGCAAAGAGCCAGACTGAATCCCCCATGAACGGGAAGGAGAGCCGGTTTGTCGAGTTGGAACTGGACGAGTATAACCGACGATACAGAGAGGACTATGTCGACGACAGCGATTATTATGTCGAGGACGACGGCACTGCATACATGCGCGCCGCCACCTGGAGGAAGAATCGCCAGCGAGTGGCTAGAACCCCTGAGGAGGAGAAACTGTTCCAGGCAGGTTATGAGGAGGTCGCGAAGCGCACCAAGGGAGATTGGTACTCCCTGGTGCAGTACGAGGAAGATTTTGACTCGCGGAATTATGTCGCGGTTGAGCATGAGACTCCCGCTAGACTTTTCCAGCAGCAATCCTCCTTGCGCAAGAAGGTTCTCGGAGTGAGATCCGTGGAGTACGCGAAGGAAGGGGCCGACGTTTTGAGACGGCAAGTGAGCTGCTCCGACAGCCTCGCTGTGTGCACACCTTGGGAGGTGGTCACTGGCGTCGAGACCGAGTTGTTCACGACCGGTCCGGCGGGCGACGCTGACGTGGTGAAGTACTACGTACCGGGTTTTCGGCCAACCCCCGTGGTCGCGGGGGGGAAATCAGTGACCGAGTCCGCAAAGCCAAGTCCGTCGTTGGTGGCGAAGGTGCTGGAAAGTGCCAAAGCGTCACAGAGTCGGCGGCCGGAGCTAGCGGGCCCAAAGTCGGTCCCCAAAGAACCGAGAATGCAGGCGCTGGCGTTGATACACCGGCACTTGCAGGAGGTCCAGTCAAGAACGGAGAAGCCACAGGCCCCGCTAGCGAAAGCGGAAGCGGGGCTTCCTCGGCGAGCGGAACCGGCGCCGCAACCAAAAGCGACGCTCGAAAGTCCAAAGGAGCGGAAAATACCGCCCGAGGGTTTAGGAAACGCGGAGTCCGAGGTGGCAAAACCCTCTACCGTCAGCGAGGCGCGGAAAAGCGCGCAGGTGAAGAAATCGGGAGAGCCCGCAAGTGGCGAGCCCTCAGCCAAGCCGACTCGGAAGCAGAAGAAAGCTGCGAAGAAAGCGGCGAAGAAGGCTGGGGAAGCGACGAAGACGAGCCAGAGCTTACCCTCGACGAAATCGGCCTCAGAAACCGACTTGGAGGAGAAGATGGCGTCAGCTATTCGCTCTATTTTACCTGCGATCGTCGCTGCGGCGAAGGAGCGGAAGGATTGAAGTTCGCCGTCATTAAGACGCCGAACGTAACGGTCGCTATGGAGGTGGTCTGGAGCTGCCTGTCGGGCAATGAGGATTGCCCGTTTTGGCTGCCCTTGGATGTAGCCTTGTGGCGCCGTTTCGAAGACACCATCTTTAGGGATGGTTGTGACAAGATCCTTGCCGTGGTTATGCCGTACCTGGCGTGTGTGCTTATCCCGGACCTATGCAATGCTTACGGAGCTTCCAAATTTTTCCAATTCGGAAAGGTGGGAGCTTTGCATGACATCGCTGTGACGGGTAATGGATGCATAGCCATTGATGATGACTGGGCTGCAATTTTCAAGGGGATGTGCATGGGCGACGTTATGAGCGGAGCCGTGTACGAAAGACTGGGTTGGAGGTTCGGTTATGACCTGTTCGATGAAGCGCTGGAAATGTCTGAAGGCGCACAAGAACTGCTTCTTAACTGCATCAATAGGAGCAAAAGGCTTGAGTATTGGGGTGGTGGGGACGGAGGTCCGAATCCTAAGGTGGAACCGTTGGGCGATTGTGCCAGTGCAGGCACTCTGAAACGCATGCGCCCCAGCCACCTGGAATCCCTTCGTGCTGACAACTCCGAGCTGGAAAGAGCCGCTGCTCTGGATGATACCTTCGGCTTAGCGGATGTAGCTCTACCGAATCGGGATGCCGACACCGAAAGAGCTTCGCTGCTGTGGCACACGGGCGCCTTCGTGCGCAATTTAACCGCTAGAGGTGATTTCCGCGTTAGTTATCGCACTTACCTCAGGATGACCGAGGAGCAGAGAATGGGCTTTGCCATTCCCAGCAGGCCTCAGGGAGTTGAGAGCTACCTGGACCTGGCTGGACCGGCCATTAGAGCCGTGACGAAGTTCCTCGGGCCAGCCGCGGATGGCGTGTCGCTGTCAGTGGTGACCGACACCGACTTCAAGAGAGAGTCGAGCGCAGGTTATCCCTGCGCCCTTCTCGTGCCTTTCAAGACCTATGCGAACAAAGGCGAGTTCTGGGATGCGTACGGCCCCTTTATCAAGGAGATAGCCGTTGCCCGGTTGACGCGCCTTATGAAAGCGTGTAGGTATGCTGTTTTCCTCGACGCCTGGGACTACGTGGAAACGGGTTTGTGTGACCCGATACGCGTTTTCATCAAGAACGAGGTGACCTCCAAGGCCAAGTTAGCGCTCGGCCGGCCTCGCATCATAGCCAGCGTTTCGGCACTGGATGAGCAGGTTGACCGGATGGTCAACGCCTGCATTAATCAGGCAGAGATCGCCAATTACGAGCACATACCATGCAAATCCGGGATGGGGTTGCATGATGAAGGTCTGGAGAAGATGTCGAGAGACATAATCAGCAAGGGCTACGCTATGTCGTCGGATGTCACAGCGTGGGATTATTCCGTTGGTCTACACGGGTTGCTGTTAGACGCCACAGTGCGTGAGCAGCTTGTGTGTTCGGCCGTCGGGACGGATGCCGGCGCTGAAGGTCTGAGTTGGGAAACGCAGCCTCTCGGTCAGAGAAGCGGATACGCCGCCCTGCTGAGGAGCTCCGCCTATCACGCTCGGGCTTATGCTTTGTCCAATTCCGTGCTTGTGACGTCTGATGGACGGGCGTACTCACAACCATGGGTTGGCATGCAGAAGTCCGGGTCGTACAATACCAGCTCGGGCAACAGCCACATGCGAGTCGCGTTGGAGCTTATGGTCTGGCACACGTTGTCCAGGCCTGCTGGCCAGCAGACCTGTTTGAGGCTGGAGGGGGACGTCTCCGCCATGGGCGATGACTGCGTTTCGAGCTGCCCTGCTAATTTAGCAGGGATGGACAAAGACGCGGTTAAGAAAGCCTATAGCGAGGTAGCGGGGGCGTTTGGTGTGAATGTCAAGGAGTTGCGGTTGGGCAGCCTGCTAGGAACAGACGAGGTTCGTTCGGACCACGAGTTCTGCGGGTACCTGTATAGCGCGGACTCTCAGACAGGCGGCGTTCGTTGCGCTCCCACGCACGGCGCCAAGATGGCGGCGAAATTCTTCTCTAAGGTCCCGGGTGACGCGGAATTTGCGGTCCGGGTAGACCAGATCAAGTTTGAGCTTAGACACGCACCTGATGTGTGGAATAAGTTCCTTGCGCTGGCCGGGAAGCTCCTTGGCTCAGGCCGGGAGTGAACCTTGTGAAGGCTCGCCGGATTGGCGTCGCCCCGAGAGGCGGTTGCCGCTGGGGGGGCGGCAAAAGTGTGTGTTGTGAACACACTCCCCCCACAAGCAGCCATCGAAGAAATGGCAAACAACAAGAATGGCAAGCACACTAAGGAAGTGTCTGCTGAAGTTCGGCAACTTCGCTCGGAGCTTAAGGATGCTAAAGCATCTGCTCGGTCCGCGAAGAAGGCCGCTCTGGCGCAAACGGTGTCCGTGGTGAGATCCGCTGCCGCCCAGAACGTAGTGCGCCCTGATATGGATGCTAACTACCTGGCGGCGTTGGTCGACCCTCAGGAACTGGGACGCGGTGTGGGTGTGCCCGATGGGTACCACCTTCCCACGTACAAGCACCAGATGAAGCAGTACTTGAGTTTCCAGTCGGCTAACTTTACAGCCTCTGGCCGTTTGACCATTCACTTTGACCCGTTCGCTTCGACGTGGAACGTCTTCACGTCGTTGCCGGCTCTCCCGGCCAGCCAGCGCTTTCGCATTGGCAACTGGGTTAAGAACGGAACGGGTCTCACCATGCTAGACGATTTTGGCAATCATCCCTCATGGATTACTCGTGTGAAAGGAAACACGGGATCCTATCTGGGCACTGAGCCGATCATCCTGAGCTTCCCGTCGTTCGCACCCGAGCTGGGAATCAATTTCGATAGCGCCTCCCCTATTTATGGGGTTGGCGCGACGAATTGCAACGGCTCTTACGGCTTCCGTATTATGGGAGGCACCGACGAGTTCTCACTGACTGTGAACGGTAACTTTACCGATGCGCAGCAGCCGAACTTGCGGGCTTCCTTCGGATATGTCGCCAGTCCCGGCGATGACCCTACGTGGTCGTCGTACGTGGCGCCGGCGACTTTGGCCGTTTCCGGTGTGGCCAGTTGGACTTTTACCGTTGGCTCGACCGCCTCCACCATTCCTGGCGGTTCGTACGTGATCGGCATGAAGTTCTACTGTCAGATTTCAGGCAACAGTGACATTCCTATCACTGGGGCCTCAGTTGCACTTAGCAACTATGGGCCCGCCTGGACTGCTGAGCAGATCGGACAAGGAAATCTCGTCTTCGCGCGAGGCATGCCTCAGACAGCCTCCGTTGAGCGTTACGGAACGCAGCGACGGCTGGTTTCAGCCAGCCTGCTTTTCACGAACACATCGGCCGAGCTGTCGAAGAACGGACGTATTACGGCCCTATTCAACAGCTCGCAAACGGACCCTTGGGGGCCTGTGCCGGCAGTTGACCTCGACTCTATCCAAGCTTGTGCTGGTAGCTTCGACGGTCCTGCTGCCGACGGGACCTATGGTTTCTGGACCCCAAGCTCCGTGGAGGACATGGCGTTCCCCAGAAACGAGCCGCTCAATTTCCAGAGCGGCTTTCTTTCTGTGGGGGTCGTCATAGACCCGTCTATTACAGGTCAGTCTTTCCGCGCCGTGTTCGTGTGCAATTACGAGACTCTCACGATGGACATTACTCTAACCAAGACTGTTTCCCCATACAACCCTAAGTTGGTGGAGATCGCCCTGGCTATGTTGTCTCCGGCGCAGCACTTCTGCAGCAATGAGAGCCATTTGAAACGCATACAGCGGTTTCTGGCTAAAGCTGCGGGTGGTACTGTGAAGTTTGTCCTCAAGAATGCTCCCGCCATTGGCGGCGCTGTCGGGTCCCTTGTGGGGCCTGAAGGCACCGCCGCGGGGGCCGCTGTGGGCAAGCTGTTGCAGATGCTCGCGTAAGCGTGGTGGCCCTAGGGTAGCTCTACAGCTAGTAGTAAGCGACACGGGCGATATCCGTGGTGTTCCCTCGGTACAACTTGAGGTTACACAATCGGCTAAGGCCGAGGGTCACTCCCTTCGTGGTTCCCTGTGAACTGAAACCAAGAGTCAGTAAAGACTTTAAAATCCTTAAGCAACCT